GTGCTCCCTTCATTCTTGAAGGTACAAAACCTATAGACCTGCGAAGGTTACCCGGTTTATAATTTACTTCTTTTACCTTCTTCTTTACTGTTATTTCTCCAGTATCGTTATAACCCTTACGCACCTTTTTACCTTCGTCGTTACGGTTACTATCCTTAATACTAGCCTTAACACTTTTTACTAAAGGCCCAGCAGCTCTTTTTATACCCGCCTTAAACTGTCTAGCTTTCTTACGGTCTATCTCTTTGAGCTTCTCTAGTTTCTTTAGCGCCTTCTCTAAGCCGTCTACTTCAAAGTAGATACCTTCTTTACCAGCGTTTAAAAAGCCTCCGCTTTTAGTACCCGTTACTGCCATTAGTCCCTTAGTACAGTATCTATAATAAGGTAGCGCTCTCTACCCTCTAAGCTTACGCCTTCAATTTCGTAAGTCTTACCGCCCCAGCTTATCTTTACGGTGGCGTCTACATCCGAGCGGTAGCGTACCGTAAAGCGTACCTTATTTAAGCTTGTTAGCTTCTCGGTATCTTCCCCCTCTTTAGGGGTTCCCTTGTACTCGACCTTGGCCCATACCTGCGCTAAGGTGCTGTACGTTCGTACGGCCTGGCCGAAGCTGTCCGTACTTACGCTAGCACTTTGTAGGGTAATCCTTCTATCTAGTTTACCCGGATCAATCAAAGCGGAAGACTCTATAAGGGTTAAGTAAGTACTCGGAAGCTGTAGGTAGGCGGTGTACGCTGTCCATTCGCTTCTCGTACATTTCGCCAATGATTAAAAGCATAGCCATTTTTATGTTTGCCGGTACGTCCGAGGCTTGAGTATAACCACAAGTATAACGAACTATAACAGCGTTTACCGTGTCCTTAGTACCGTACCAGCCGTACTCCGGGAAGATGCGGCTAGGCTCACTTACTAAGTCCGTACGGTAGTCGCTAGCGTTTACGGTAATTTCGTCGCCGTTGCCGTCGATGTATTTAACGCTCGCTAAGCTTTGTACTGGCCCTCTGCTTAAATAAATTATATTACGATCTCCGCGGAAAGGATCTACGCCCGTTTTATACACGGGGAAAAAATCGTAGAACTCCTCTATAACGGTAGTTAAAAGAAACCTTCCTAAGTAACTCTCGGCCATTTGTGTAGCCGCGTCAATAAGAACCCCTAGCAGGGTGTCCTCTGCGTCGCTATCTACGCGCAAATAATCCTTAACCTCTTGTACGGTTAAAGCTTTTAAAGTTGCTGGGGTAATTATCGTGTAGCTCATTACTTAGCTCTAGTATTTCTTTTAGTGCTTTTCTTACTTACTGCTCTTTCGGCTTTTACTGCCGGCTTCTCCTCTACTACTTCGCAGAAGCCCGCATTTAAAAACTCAGCAGCAGCCGCAGAGGGCAGCTCTACTACTTGCCCGGAGGTGTAGTAGAAGTCTGCCCCTGCTATAGCTTGGTTAAATATAACCTTCATTAGCTGCCTAAGCTTACGCTTGTACTAAGTGCTTAATAGCTGAACCTTGCAATACGTTACCGTCAACACGGCGGTAGGCGATGTAGCCCGTTGACAATGCATCAGCGAAACGCTCAGAAAGTCTTAGTAACTGTACGCCGCCAGCTTCGTGGACGTAGTACTGCTTAAGATCACCAAAGATAATAGACTTGTTACCAGTAGCGATACCGTCCATATCTTCGTTAATGTATACCGGCTTACCAAAAAGCATATCCGGCTCGCCTACGCTCATTCCCGGTACGTACGCTGGGAAGTCGTTTGAGCTGCCGAAACCTAGGACTCTAATAGCTTTGGCGGTTGCAGAATTCATCATCCACGCAGCGCCAGGAGCGTTACGGTAAGAAGCGTCTACTTGATAAAATAAAGACATTACTTCGTTAATTGTTACCGCTGTAGCTGAGGCTGCCGTAACACCTAAAGTAGATCCAGTTACAATACCCTGCGGCTTGCTAGAAGCATCACCAGTAGTAAGGTGCGCGTTAATACCACGCTTTAAACGGTTAGCTAATTGGCCACCTACGAAGCTACCCAAATCAAAAGCGTTATCGCTAATTAACTGGTTAGATACTTTTACGATTTTAGAAGAGTAAGTAAACGGCTCAAACTTCACATTAGTAAAGGTCATATCAGATACGCTCTCAGCTGTGCCCTCCCCTAAGATAGCGGCGACTACGGCCGTGTCATCGTTGGAAGGTAAATTGAAGTGCTGACCGTTAGCCGTGCGGATAACTGTAGCTACTTGCTCGATGTCCGACTTGAATAACTCGGTAGCTGAAACGAAGTCGCTCCAGTTTTCCGGTACAAGGAAGCCGCCGAGCCCGTCGTTTGTTGTGATTTGGGTGTCGCTTCCGCGTAGCTCTGCGAGTGCGCGAGCCTCTCCAGCGTTAATACCGTTCATACCCTTACGCAAGTAAGCGTTAAAAGCATCGCGAGCTTCTACTTTAGCATCAGGTGCTAAGTCGCGTAACTCTTCAGCTTTTGCAGCCATTTCTTTCTTCAATTCTTCAGCACGCTCAATACGAGCAGCAGCAGAGCGTAGCTCGTCTACCTCGTTAGAGATTGCGTCGAATTTTTCGTTTTCCTCGTTAGATAGGTTACGGCCTTCTGCTTTTGCAGCCGCTACCATACCTTGCATTTGCTCTACTAGAGCGCCGCGCTTTTCGCGCATTTGTTTAGCATTCATCTTTAGCTAGTTTAATTAAAGCGTTGTATAAATTATAGTTTAATTCCTCGGTAGGGGTCTCTCTTGCTACCTCCGCTGCGCTTTCGCCGTTAGGCTCTGCGCTGCGTAGTCCGCTAGAGGCTGCCGTGTAAGCTGGGTAAACTACCGGGCTTACATCGAATAGAGAGCCTACCCTCTCTATATATCTTACGTGCTGGCCGTCTTGCATTCGCCAGCTATCCTTCTCTACTGTAAAGCCAAAGCTCGACTGGCTTAAGTCGCCGCGTCTAAATAGCTCTAGCATATCGTTACCGTAGCTTGTGTTAGGCATCTCAAAGCGGTAGTAAAGGCCTTTGTCGTCCTCCTTAAGCTCTAGGGTGCCGCTTGTAGTACGCGCTAGTAAGTAGTTGCTATCGTGGTTATATAACGCTCTTACGTCGTTATCTAATACGTTACTAAAAGCACCCGGTAAGATGATCTCACGAAAGCCGCCTAAGTCCTCACTCATTGAATTAAAGACGCTGGCGTAGCCTTCTACCGTGCGGCCTTCTACAGCTGCTTTAAGCTCGCCGTCGTAAGCTCTCTGCTCTACTACCTCGCTTAAGCTGCGTACCTCTGCACCGTCTACCTTAGTTAAGGTGCTGAATAGGTGCGCTACTCTTAAAGGCGGCTTACGCTCTACAAAAGCGCTCTCTTCGCTATCGTATTCATAGATGCTAATAAGCGCCGCTGGATCTTCGGCCGTGCCGTTTACCTTAAAGCCGCTATCGCTTTCTATTTGTCCGTTAGTCTCGATTTCTTTTACTACGCCTTGGCTTCTACCGCCGGAGCTGTTCCAGCTCACGAAGTCGCCTACTTTAAGCTCGCCTGCTTCCGCGCGCTCGTCTTCTTTGTAGCCTGCAGCTTCCATAGGTTCACCTTTGCCGAAAGTTATAACAATCTCGGTCTCGGTTTCTTCTATGTTTTTTATATGTCTCTTTAGCTCTTTCTCTTCCATTTCTTCGTAAGTCTTTTTAGCCCAGCTTAGCATCTCATCACCACCCCAGGCCGCATAAATTATACTACCGCAAATCTGCTTACCGTCCAGGGCATTAGTCCGCGTCTACGTTAGTATCGTCCTGCCCACTCTGCACCATATTTAAAGGCTGTAGGTAAATGTCTCCACCCTCTACCGGGTTAAGGTTCTCTAGGTCTCTAATGTCATTAACCGAAAGCCAGCCCCATTGCCTAGCAGTAGCGTAAGCGTCGTAGCGGCCCTGCAAGTCTCCACGCATTAGCCCCTCCATAGTGAAGTAAGCGTAAAGGTTAGGCTCGTCTTCTCTAAATAGCTTACGGTTTAGCTCTACCTCCATACGGCGAACGTAAGGCGTTATACAGTCCCGAACGAACTGTATAGCCTGCTGCTCTACGTTAGCTCTAGTACTTGAATTCTCTAGGTCTGCTAAGTAGCTCGGAGGTATTCTAAAGATTCTAGCTATTTCGTTTACTTGGAATTTACGAGACTGTAAGAACTGGGCCGCTTCCGGGTCTAGTCCTATCTTCTCGTACTTCATACCCTCTTCGAGGATCGCGGTAGAATGGCTAGAGCCTAGGCCCGATTGGGCACGGTTCCAGCTTTCGCGTAATCTTTTAACTACTTCGGTATTTAATCGGCCAGGAGCGGTAATAACTCCGCCAGCGTTCGCACCGTTAGAATAGAAACGCGCGCCGTACTCTTGGGCCGCTAGCCCAATAGCTACGGCTTCGCGTGCCATTGATAAGGGGCTCTTTCCGGTTAAGCCGTTAAAGCTTAGCCCGACAAAGTGTAGCATTTCGTAATCTAAGTAAGTGTGCTTTTTATCGAATACGTAAACCTTCTCGCCGTCTACTACTTTTACCTCGACCTTCATAGGGTTAAGAGGTATAAGCGCCGTAGGGCGTCCTGCCGCGTTCATTTCTATTTTAGCGTACGCGTTACCGTGTAGCACTAAATTAGAGGCCATAGCCTCGCGGAAAGTGAAGGTAGAGCTTACGCTATTAGGTGCTTTCGCTAAAAGGTCTTGTACTGGATGGCCTACAGCTTTTACGCGGGTTTCCCCGTCCGCTTGGTAGACGTTTAGAGGTATGCTAGCTATAGTTTCGCTAATGATCCTTACGGCTGCATAAACAGCGCTAAAAGTAAGCGCGTTATCTTCGCTTACTTGTACTCCCGTTTTACTAGTACCGAAAAGCCCCGTAAGCCACGCAGCCGGGTTACTTAAACTCGTACTGGGGTTTTCCGGGGAGCTTCTAAAAAGGCGAGCAAATAGCCCGCTATTATTATTTTCTGCCAAAGCCTAGAGTATATACTTTAGGCAAATATACAAAAAAGTTTTTTATTTCCTTGCTTAGTTAGCTTTTTTATTGTATAGGAAGGCGCGTAAGCTTTATACGTTCGTTCTCGTAGTAGTTACAGTTGCCGTTTATAATCTTCGTAATAGTACTGTAATTGATGTCTAAGGCCTTACAAGCTTTCGTAAGTGTTCTATAACCTTCTACCCTTCTAGAGCTCTTATGCTCTACTAAAATAATTCTCATATAAATAAAATGGTGTCTTCTTGTTCTTGGTCGGA